GGATGTCCCGTTTTCTCCCGGCACTATGTCCCACTGCTCCCATATCTGGGACAACGGAGACGATACCGGCGAGGAGCTGCCCGGCGTGTCTGCTATGCGCTGGGACTCCATCAACGAGGCGCAACGGAACGGCTACTATTACGGCGATCATGTGGCCGTAATCGCTGGCAACTCGTGGGACTACGGCGAGGACGCCGGGGAGATCGTCATACATGATCCGATTGTAATTGAGATATTAACATAATACTACTTCCCGCCCTGGGGCTTCCTGGGGCGGCCTTTTTTACGCCCTCCAGGCCGTCCAGCGTGGGCGGCTGCGTCCCTATACTCTCCGCACACGTTCCGCCTCTTGTGTGGCCCATTACGGCCCGAAGGCGGCGTTTTGCGCCTGTGTCCAGCAGGGCGGAGCGGGGCGAAAATGGCAAACCGTTGTAAAGGCCATTTGCAAGCCCGTAGAGCGTCTTTACCGTCTGGAAGTGTCTCTATATTCCCATGTCCTAAAACGCCGTATATCGGCCCACAGAACGCCAAACAGAGCATAAAGCAACCCCGGCCCACTCCACCAGGAGCAAGCCGGGGTATTTTCATTTGTTGCGGGCCAGGGATAAGACGGCACAACGGCTCTTGTCTGCGTCCCATCAGGCGCAGCGGGGACCGTTGCACATCCCGCCTATGTACTCCACGCGGGGCGGCTCGCCGCCTGCGCGGACCTTCACCACGCCGCCCCGGAGCAGGCCCGACACGTCTGGCGCGGGGTCGATGTTATAGAAGGTCGGCATCGGTGGACAGCCAGCTTTCAGCGGGCATAGTCGATAGTCGCTAGCCTCGTTGCCATAGTCGTTCATTCCGTAAAATATAGTCGCTGCCGGATTTTCATAGTCGCTACCGTAGTCGTGAGTGATAGTCGTTGCCATAGTCGCTACTCCTCCGCCACCACAGACCCCGCGATCCGCTCTTCAAGCTGCTTTTGGTCGGGAGCGTCGCCGAGAGGCATAGCAGGGGTAACAACCAGGTCTTGCTGGTCTTTCATGCCAAAGAAGTTCTTGGCCCGGAAAATGTAAGTAACCTGTGGAATTTTCCCCATTGATACCAGTTTTGCGTCAATTCCAGCAAGAATTTCTTTCGCTTTTTTTATCATGTTTGTTCTCGCAGAACTGCACCCAGTCCCATTTTCCCAGTCCCACACTGTTCTTCTTACAGTACCAAGAGCGAGACACATATCCTCAACAGTCGGAATTTGTCCATCTTTGTTGCACTGTCTGAAATAGTCGTTGAGCCTTTCGGCACATTCCTCGTCGCTCTTAACAATAGGACGATTAAAATATTGGAAGGACTCCTGGATAACCTGGGAGATTTCTTCTTTCTTTGCCGTAGTCGTTGCGGCTACTGATGCAGACTTACTTCCGCGCTTTTTTGCAACAGCCTGTTTTCCCACTTCCACAAGCTCGTCCTTGTTCATAGTCTCATCATTCTTGTTCAGAGTTGTCACCTCCATTTTTTAGAGCGGCAAACATTTCATTGGCTTTTTCGTTGATGTAGTCCGCTTTATATAATCCATAGAAAATATCTGGTCCATCTGGCGCAATTGTCCTTGCATATCGCTCATCAGCCTTTGAAATTACTTCCGAAACCCATTTCTCTGCCTTCGATAGCCCAGACAGTCTTGTTTTTCCAAGTTCTTTATTAAACTCATTGTCGCAAAGCGTATGTGAGATCATCAACTGAATAAACCGTAATTCTCTTGCTAAAGATTCAAAAGTTTTCTTCTTGTTGTCATAAGACTCCATTCCCGTTCCTCCATTCCATCCAACCCATCCTCTTGAAAATCATAGTCGCCACAATGTATTTGATAGTTCCTGAGTTGGTCATAAAGTAGAGTTTTGATAGAATAGGAGCGATGTCTTTGAAGTAAGGCTCCCATGTAGGATTACTATATTTCATTTTTTCTTATAAATCCCCATTAAATCATATATCATGATATTCTATTTGTCAACCTCTAGTCCATGATTTTTTGATTGGCCGGTAATACCTCTCAATTGTGGCCCATCGTTCTCCACAAAATTGGCATTTCCTGTGACGTTCTATTCTACCTCCCATAACTGTATGACTTCCATAAACAACTCCCTCTTTGCCGCAATTAGGGCAAATTCTAGCTGCTGTAATATTATCTGGCATCATCCACCTCCGCCAATGCGTTAAACTCGTCTCTGTTAAGCGGCTCCGTCGGTCTTTCCTGCGGTGCTAATCCTCGAACCCGCAACGCCGTTAAAATCGCATCTGTGTTAAGCCCCAAGAAAGTTGATAGCTGCCGCATGGAGTACCCCTCTGCGCGTTTGAGCGATATCCACTCCCATTGCGCATCAGAATACATATCTCCGGGGAAAGGATATCTACGCACGATTTTCCATCTCCAAAAATTTCTGACACATGGCCGCTACCTGGATGGCTTCGCAGGCGGCGTTGATAGCGAACTTCATTACCGTTTCTGCACATCCTGCCCCGTCATAATTACTCTTTATGTGCTCCCACAGATTGTTAGTCTGTGCCTCGGCTACCTCCAGTTCTGCTTTAGCCTCTTCCAGTTCTTCCAATATCACAGCGTATCCTTCGTGGCAGGAATGAAACTGCGGAAACCGTTCATTTGCGGCGGAAAGCT